CCACCAGCAACTGGTTCCCATAGATCAAATATTACTTGATCGCTTGGTAAGTTACCAGCTGTAGATGTATAAGTAATTTGATTTCCTCCAAATGTAACAACACCTGAAGCAACTGAAAGTACACACGTTCCTCCATTTATTAATTCAGGAGTTCCTGGATTTTCAGGAAGTGTGTCTTGTGGTATAATTTTTACTAATCCCATAATTTCTAATCTTTAAATGTTAATGATTATACAGTTGACTTAAACAATACGAAGTTATTCGCAGCTTGAGTAACTAAACATCTTTCAGATAAGAAGTGTACTTCCATAGCATCTAATGAAGATGTATAAGCACCGCCTACAGAACCTGTAATCCAGTTTTTATATCTTCTATCATCTGTTTCAGAAGCTCTATATCTTACGTGTAAGAAAGGACGTCTAATATTAGAACCTAACATTTGATCGTATACTGTAGTAGTTCCAGCAGGAATTAATACACCATCTATGTCTTTTGTTAATCCTCTAGTAGTAGCATCGTTTAAGTATTTCCAGTCAGTTTTGTAGAAGTCATAAGAACCTCTTCTAAATCCTGAAAATCCAAAGTTCAACGCCATTTCAGCTTCATTATCAAATAAACCATATGACGCAGCTTGTGTTGAAGCATAACCACCACCAGCTTGAGCAGCTATCATGTCGTCAAAATCAAGAGCAGTAGCTCTGTTTAAGAATAACATGTTTTCTTCAATAGCACCTTGCTTGTCTAATTGCTTTAGTATTTCATCAAAATCTCCTAATGCGCCTGCGCCAGGGGCAGCAGCACCAGCAAAATTACTCCATACTAAACCTCTTTCTTCAATAGCATCAAACATACCTTGAGTACCTTTTGGCTCAACTGCATTTGCTCCACCAAACTGTGTGTCGCCTGGGGCAGCACCTAATCCAGCGGCTCCTGATCCAGCAGCAACTTTTACTCCTTCAACCATTGCCATTTCTAGGTAATCTTCAAATCTTAATCTTGTTTCAGATTCAGCTTTTAGATACCACAAATATCCTGATGTTCCGTCTTCAGTAGAAACTTCAATCCAGCCTATTTGAGCTGCATCAGAACCGTTAACTTCAAATTTATCTTTTAAGATAATTGGGCTATTAGTTAATGTAGTAACTTCAGGGTTTAATGAACCAATCATCCCGCTTACACCTTTTGCAAATTCAGAACCATAAACAAATAGTTTTAATCCTGATGTTGCTAGTGCACCAAAGTTTGCGGTTTCATAAGGTAAAATTGTAGCTGTTTGTCCAGAGACAGCAGAAACAATACCTCTTTCACTTTGAAATCCATCTGCAATTATTACAGTTTGATTTAATCTTAAAGCATTGTTTCCTGTTAGAGTAAAAACATTTACACCTGCACCGGCTTTGTTTCTTTCTACACCTTCATAAGCAATGTGTAATCTGTTTTGCTCTGACCAAATTACTTGATCTGAAGTCATAGGCATTTCAGCTCCTACCATTCTCAAGAAAGCAGATAAAGTTCTGTTTCCGTATATTTCTACCTCTTGTTCATACAGCTCAGGTAGATATTGCTGTGTCCACATATTAAATCCTCCAGCAGTATCCTGAAAGTTTATGTAGTTCGTTGGTTGTGTAACTTTTGCCGGCATCGGTGTTATCGACGCTGGAAAAGCTCCTCCTCCTATTGGCATAATTTCTAAATTTTAGTTTTTATTTCTTATTGTTTTAACTTTTAACTTAGAACTATCTACTCCAGAAACTGCTTTTACTTTCCAACCATTTATAAATACATCGCCAGGTGTTTCTGTTCTTGCATCTGTAGATATATTTTTAGATTTACTCATTATATCTTTAGTTGCATCAGCTTTACCTTGCTCGTAAAAATGATTAGCAATTGTATCAGCATTTCTAGCAGCATAAATAGCTTTATGATAGGCACCTTGATCTTTAACACTACCATCTTCGTTTAAGAACTTCTTAAAAAATGTTGTTAAATCTGATTGCGCATCAGCAACTTCACTAGCATTTTTAACACCGTATCTAAATCTTTTTTCACCAACATTAAAATCAAAACCTTTGAAATCATTGGTAAAAAATTGATTAGTTTTAGTTTTAAAAGCTTCATGCTTTTGCTTTGCTACTTCTTGTTCTTTGTTGTATCTATTGAAAAAGTCCATTGCTTTTTGTTGTTCTTGAGTAACGCCCGGTCTCAACTTGATCTCGTCGTAATACTTCTTTTTCGTTTCCTCCAAAAAGTTTTTGGCTTTAGCAATTTCTTCTTTATAAGCGAGTTTTTTCTTTTTTATTTCTCGCTCTTCCGCTTCTTCAGGATCATAATAAAATTTATCTTCTAATATAAACTCTACTTCTTCTCTATCTAAGTGCGGTTTAGTTCTGTTGTAATACTCTCTAAGTAAAGTTCCTTCGTCTACGTTTGAATAATCAGCATTTAATCTTACATAGTCTTCTACAGTACCACCAGTCTCTTTCATAAAGTCAACTAACTTTTCTATGTTTTCTGGTAATTCTATTTGCGGCTTTTCTTCGATTTCTTCTTTAATATCTTCTATAACTTCTTGAGTTTCCTTAACTTCTTCTTCAGTTATTTCTTGTAAAACAGGCGCTTCTTCTTTTACTTCTTCGGCATCCCGTACTTCTTTAACCACTTCTTCGCTACCTGTCTCGTCTTTCTTTTCTTCGACAACAACATCGCTATTGCTTGTCTCTTGTGCTTGAACGGCATCTTCTTCTTTTTTAGCAAGATCAACTTTAATAGGTTCATCTTGTACAGTTAATTTTCTAGGTCTTCCAGGTTTTTTCTTTACCTTAAATTCACCTTGTTCTAAAGTACCATCAGTACTTTCTTTTATTTCTTCTGACATAATATAATATAATAGTTAATAATTAAACAGGACTAAACGGGTTTGCGCCGTAATATCCTTCTTGGTTTTCTTCAACTTGTTCAGTTTTTTCTACCATTGGGTTTTTATCAAAACTCGTAGGCATTAAGTTGTTTTGTCTTTGGTTTATTAGTTGGCTTTGTTGAGTTCCTTCAATACGTATTCTTTCATCTTTTCTATTTTCTGTATTGTTAACTCTAGCTTGTATTACTTTTTCTTTAGCAGTTTCAAGTTGTAAATCAAAGCCAAATTGCTTTTCCATTAACATAGCTTTTACTTGAGCTTCTTGCTGATAACGCTCAATATCCATTTGAACTTTAGCTTGTTCAAACTGGACTTTTTGCTCTGTTAATATTTGTTGTTTTTGTGTTTCTGCTAATGCTTGTTTTTCAGCAGCTTCAGCTGTAGCTTGTGCTTGTGCTTGAATTTGCTGCAGCTTCATAGCTTGTTCTTTTTCTTGCTTTTGTTTTCTTCTTTGTTTTAAAAGCTGATTAGCTAACGTTAAGTTTCTAACCTCTCTAATATCTATTGCATCTTCTAAGTCTATTCCACCTGTTTTTAAAGCTACTTGTATATTCTCTTCTAACTTAGCTTTTTCTTCATCGTCTGGTTCTAAGCTTAAAAATATACCAAAGTCATATGTATTTTTATCTAAAAAATCTTCTAATGTAGATACATTAAACTTTGATATACTTTGTTGTAAAGCAGATCTAGTAAGTGGATACAATAAAGCATCACCTATTCTCAATGAAATATTTTCACAGTTACGAAGAGTTAAATATAAGCTAGCTTGTAATATATGCCTTGTCGCTGTATTACTATTTGCAGCTGCTATTTTTTGTAAACCTACTAATGAGTTTTTATCTGGATTACTAGCGTCACGAGCTTCGTTAAGTCCCGTCACATCTCTTATCATTTGTAAGTAATATTGATAAGACTGTATTAAACTTGCTATTTTAGCATTACCTCCTCCGCTTTGTAACTCTTGTATAGGTACTTTACCTAAGTTTTGATCACCATCTTGCGTATAAGATCTACCTACAATACTACCAGTTTGAAAATACATGTTCAATGCTTCTTGTGGATTATACGTAGTTCCATTACCTAAGTCAACTTCTGCTAAACCATCTACATCTAAATACACACCATCAGGAACCATCCTAGACATTACCTGTTGCAGTTTTAAATGTGTTAGCTGTATCATATCAGCAAAACCAGTAATACGCTTTACTAATGAATCTATACGACCTTTATACATCCTTGGAGCACATATGTTATAATTCATATTAACCTTAGTTGTATCAGCAGTAGGTCTTGTCATGTTTTCTGCCATTT